AAAGCATATGTATTATCTGATGTACCATATGGTCCTGTAATAGGCCCTGTTGGCAATGCGGTTAATACAATCTCACCTTCAACCGCACCTGAACCATTACCAATTAGTGTTGGTGCAATAGTAGCTGTCTCTAAGTTTATCTGTCTTGCAACCCTTAAGGGATCAAATGTCATGTCTGCTGACATATCCCAAATACTTTGTACAGTTGTTTTAGGTATACGTAATATAGGACTTGCATTTTTGTATGCAGGACTACGAACTATTGCTACCACACCAGTTGCAACAACAGGAGCACCATTATTGTTAGCTAAAACATTTATAGGTGGAGCAGGCTGATTATATTTACCTGATAATTCAGTATCACTTTCATATACACCATATGTAGGAACAATATATAAATTAGTTCTATCATAACCTGACTTAGGTACTAATCTGTCAGCTTCTTCAAGTATAGCATTATTGATTTGTAGATTTTTATTATATGTAGCAAGAATATCTTTGAGATTTTGATTAGGATCAAGTTCCCAATATACTGTATTAGGTGGTACAATACCAATTGGTACTTCTTGTTTAGATATATAATTCTTATCACCAAATGTAATACTATAACCAGCTGGATATACTTTATTACTATCCCATAATCCAAGGTAATTATCTTGATTAATTGGTTCAGATAATATCTGACTAAATTCTTCACTATCAACTAATGGTTCACATTTAATACGCCATAAATGCGGATACCATGTAGGACTAAATCCTTCACTAGCAAAATTACCATCAGTAATCTGATAAAATCTTTTTAATGCAACTGGTATAGTTTCTTTTAATGGATTATAATCTAATAAGTGAGGTAATTCTAATACATCACCAACCATTAACTTACGACCAACTAAATCAATCATATCGTTATAATGAACAGTAATAAAGATAATGTCATTGTTTAAGAATAATCCAAATTGACTTAAATCAAAATCTAAATTCTGTACATTATAATGACCACGTAATCTATAAATATTAGGATCATACGTTCTATCTCTATTCTCTAAGAATAGTAAATCTTGTATATTGGTTGGATTTAATGAATCATATTGTGGCTGTGTATAGTCAATACTCGCACCCTGATCTGTTGGTCCTAAGTATTTGTGAATATATAAATCAGTGGAGCCAACAGTAAACATCTCTGATATTGTTCTATCAAAGAAACGGTAATCATTTGATTTCGTGGGGTGATATAATGATAATCTAGGCATATCTATTATTTATCGTTTATGTACTGTTCAGTAAATAGAATAAGAAAATGGGTCAATTTTACGGTTGACAACAAATGGAACATCTGCTATAATACATAAATGCGCTATAAATTTAGGAGAACTTAATGGCAACACGTAAACCCGCAAGTAAAATCATTAAAGCTAGTGATTATTCACAGGTTAAGACTCTTAACCCCAGAGACCCGGACACTGAATACTTAGGTCCTGAACCTATGTTTGCTGTACAACCCGATCCAGATAGACGCCGAGTTGCACTTATGCGTAGTTTCACATGGTATGGAAGATTCTATGGTAAAAAAGATGCTAAAGAATTCTTAGCACAATACTTAGACTTGCGTAATCGCCCGCAAGAGGCTAAAATTATGCGTAAGATTGATGAAAGAGAATGTATCAATACGCTAGCTTGGTTAGCACGTATGGAATTGCGTGGACTAGAACTATCTGAAACAGAATCAGATACATTGCAAAACGAAATTAAACGTTTGCTTGAAACTATTAATAAGCCAGAAATTATTGAACAATCAGCAACAGGCGCACCTGATACTCCTGCAAGACCTAACATTCAGGAAATCTTAAAAGATAAAGCACGTGAAGCCGGCGGTGAACTTGAAGGACTGTTTGATGAATATATTACATCAGGTGCCGGATCAAAACATACATTAAGACCAATAGACGAAGTGGCTAAAAAGAATGTAATGCCACAACATATCAGTTTGTTGACCGATGTGTGGAAAAAGAAACTGAATGAAATTGAAGAAGTATTGAAAGGTACTGATAGTCAATTGGTACAGGGCTATCAACATCTAACTAAAACACAATTGAAAAACATTGTAAAGTTTATTGAATTAGTTATCAATGATTTGAACAGTTACATTAGTGTTAAGAAAGCCGCAAAAGCTCCTAGGGCACGTAAAGCTGTACCGGTTGAAAAACAAGTAGCAAAACTTAAGTATCTTAAAACATTCAAAGATACTGCAAACAAACTTGATTTGGTAAGTATCAGTCCGATCAAGCTTCATGGTGCAAGTGAAGCATGGGTATATGATACTGCAAAACGCAAGTTACATCATTACATTGCCGATGACTATAGTAAAACCTTTACAGTTAAAGGTAGCACGTTGTTGGGATTTGATACCGCACAGAGTGAAGTAAAGACACTACGTAAACCTAGTGAACAGATTAAAGAAGTTATGGGTAGTAAGCCGGCCGCACGTAAGTATTTTAAAGATATTAAAGCAGTTAGCACAACACCTAATGGTAGGTTTAATGACCAAATGATTATTTTGAAAGCATTTTAATGAGTAATATTGATTTAAACAAATACAAAGATTTTGTAGAAGCTGTAACAAGCAAAGCAAGCAATGATTTAACAACATTCATGGACCGGTGTGATGAACTAGATGCTAATTACATTGGTGATGGTGTACATGGTCCTGATATCAATGTACCACTATTACTTACAGCTTGTTTAGGATTAGCGGCCGAATGTGGAGAATTTATTGAAGTGCCCAAGAAGATGTTTTTTCAGGGTAAACCACTAACAGAAGCAGAGGTGTTTCATTTAAAACGTGAGTTAGGTGATGTTATGTGGTATTGGATTAATGCTTGCCGAGCATTGAATTTAGATCCAAATGAAGTTATTGCCGAGAATGTTCGTAAGTTAGAGAGTAGATATCCCGGTGGAAGTTTTGATGCGTTTTATAGTGAAAACCGTAAAGAAGGTGATATCTGATAAATATGTTAAAGGGTAACATATTATGGATATTGGAGCAGGAATAACATTTGGCGCAGGTGTTTCAATAGAGGCTGCACCTACTGCAACCGGCAATAAGGCTATATTTGGTTACGGAGCTGTTGTCATTAACAACAACTGGGTTGGAGTTTCAATGACCAATTTAATATCCAACAGTGGTGTTGTTGGAAATGACGTAACCGGTGTAGGTACTGGTCGTGGAGCTCTGGCCGCCGCAGGTTACGGTGGTGATAAAGCACTATTTGGATATGGAACTACCAATATGGGAGTTTCCGGAGTAGTAGCCATGACCAACAAAGTATCAAACACCGGAGTTGTTGCTACGGATACAACCGGGGTCGGAACTCGTAGAAGTAATTTAGCTGCCGCAGGTTACGGTGGTGATAAAGCACTATTTGGATATGGATATCTAGACTTTAATCCCCCATTCGTATCTATGACCAATCTAGTATCAAACACCGGTGTTGTTGCAAGTGATACTACAGGTGTCGGTTATGCCAGATATGCATTAAGAGCCGCAGGCTATGGCACTGATAAAGCTATATTTGGATATGGATATGGTAATGAAGGTGCAGGCTATACAAGTATAACTAATCTAGTATCAAATACCGGTGTTGTAGCTACTAATACAACAGGTGTAGGTTCTCCTAGAAATGACCCATCAGCCACAGGTTATGGTAATGACAAAGCTATGTTTGCATTTGGATACAATGGAAGTACTGGTGGTTATAAATCAATTACCAATCTAGTAAGTAACACTGGAGTAGTTGCCACTGATACATCAACCGTTGCCACTGCTAGATTCAGCGCACCGTCTGCAGTTTATGGCACTGATAAAGCTATAATAGGCCCCGGATCCGGTGGATATGTAAACAACTTAGTAAGTAATACAGGTGTGATTGCTAGTGATACAATGGGTGTAGGTACCGATAGAAGCACTCCAGCTGGAGCAGCCTACGGTTAATCATAATGTTATAGTCTCCCGATAAATACAATATACGTATCTAAAGGTAACAATTATGTCAATAACGATAACAGGTGGAATATCATTTGGTGGTGGAGTAGGGATAACTGCCGCTCCACCTTCAACTCCAACAGCGGCTTGGTTTGCAGGTGGAGGTGGTGCTGGCGGTCAAGCTTCTATTGTTCAACGTATAACATATGCAACAGATACAGCAACAGCAACAGTACGAGGTCCATTAGATGGAGTGCGATATGCTCAAGGCGCTACCAGTGATCTTAATTATGGGTGGTATGCTGGAGGTAAAATTGGGTCTCCCTTATCTATGGTGTCACGCATAACATATGCAACAGACACTAACACTGCAAGTAATCGCGGTCCACTAAGTTATAGAGCATATTATATTGCCGCAACAGGAAATACTACATATGGTTGGTTTGGAGGAGGATTAGACTTTGATGGCTTTTCAAACGTAAAGGTATCTACTGTATCTAGAATAACGTATGCAACAGATACTGACACCGGTACTTCTAGAGGGAGACTATCAAGCATATTCTTTGGAATGGCTGCGGCCGGTAATACAACTGATGGTTGGTTTGGCGGAGGAGAAAGCTCTAGCGGAACATCGTCAACAGTTAATAGAATAACATATGCAACAGACACTGCTACTGCAAGTGTAAAGGGTCCATTAAGTTTAGCTAGACAAAGATTGGCTGCAACCGGTACCCCTAGTTATGGATGGTTTGGAGCTGGCTATAACCCTGGTACTCCTTTTTTTAGTAGTGTAGATCGTATTGATTATGCTAATGATACAACAACAGCTAGTACTCGCGGACCATTAAGTTCAGCTAGAATAGGTCTAGCGGCATCAACCGATAGTGATACATATGGATGGTTTGGTGGTGGATACAATTCTCCATCTCCGGGACAGAAAACAACAGTAGACCGTATTACATATGCAACTGATACCGCAACTGCAACTGAACGTGGCCCGTTGAGTTCTGCAAGAACTTATTTGGCTGCAAGCTCAGGTTTACAATAAACAGTCTCTATGGCGTAACCTGATAAATACATTATACAGGTAAACAACTATGACAATATCAGCTACTGCAAATATACTATCTACGCCATCTGGTTTAACACTAGATGAACTAAAACAGGCACTATTCCAAAACGTTAGATATCGTCTAGGAGATGGTATCATTGACTTGGAACTAGACCCTCAACACTATGAGGCTGCATATAACTACGCTATCAAAGTATATCGTCAAAGAGCACAAAACGCTACGGCAGAATCCTATACTCTTTTTACAATAGAAAAGAATGTTGATACATATACTCTACCACAAGAATTCATTAACGTCAGATGTTTATATCGTAGAACAGTTGGTCTAGAAACAGGGCCAAGTTCTAGTAGTTTTGATCCATTCAGTTCAGCTATTCTTAATA